ATTTGTCTTTTAGTCTTTTCCTGAAAACATTTTTAGCAATAGCAGATGCACCAGTAACGGAACCAATTATCTCCGTTCCCACTAAACCTTTAACATCTTCAAAAGAACTCCCTTCTCCCAAAAAAAGTTCAACTACATCTGGTCTATTAAATCTAGAATCTGAAGGTCTAAAAAGAAATCTTCCCGGAACAAAAATGTCAGGAGAATCGTTAAACGCCAAACGGAAAAACAACTTAATCCCTCTTTCCGTTCCCTTAGATCTATAAAGATCTTTGATGTGTTTAATGATGAATCTTAAATCACCAGTTATTACGGCAGGAAGTTCTTTGATAAATCTACCAGAACCAAAGGTATACTTATTGTTAAAGCGTATTAAGTTAGCATCAGAGGTAGTATCAATATCACCTTGATACTGAAGATCTCTAATTTTATAACCAGTATTGGCTGAAAAATGCTTGTAGTAGGTATCTACAAAATTTACAATTCCCTCACCTTCATCTAGAAAGAAGTCAGGGAATTGTGATTTAACAAAATGATCTGTCGATTTTTCACTTTTTGTAAAACGATCAGTCATCAGTTGTCTGTCCATCTATTGTTACGTTAATATTTAACGATTGTATAAGAATAATCTGATCCTGATCTACAATAATATCTGGGTTAACATTCTTAGCATAGAACTGAACTCTGTCACCAAATGCTGTTCTACCTCTTGCAAAATATCCATCCAATCTAAAGTTGGTAAGGTTGACAACACCATTTTGATAATCGATAGAACCAGCATCAAAAATCAGGATTTCCTTGGAGCCTCTAGTTCTGGAACACATTTGAATAGTTCCATTAACGTCTTCAAGAAACGCTTCAAAATTAACCCCATTAATAGTCTTGGTAAACAAAGAAGAAACGAAAGATCCTCTTTCAATCTCATTATCATAATCTAAAACAAAATCACTAGTCGATTGGGAGAATGGCGTTTCTTCTTTGATCATTCTGATTTTGGTATCGTTCGAAAGGATGCTTGTGTCTGTTGCATCAATAACGGTCAAAAGTTTACTGTATCTAAAGTCACGATCAAATTCAGAAAGATTGTTTGTACCATACTGAAGAATACTATTGATAACAGAAGAACGTAAATCTTCTTCCCCTCTGGTAGTTTGAGTAGAGTTAAATCTTACAGAGCTTTGAATGTCCAAAATAATAAACTTGGGATCAGCCGTGATAACTTCTGTGCTAACAGAAGCTTTATTTTTCAAGAATTCGACAATAGAATCCTTGAGTGATTGGCTTGCTACCTTGGCATTGAAAGGCTTAGGCACAACAACAACTTTACCGAATCTTGGTGGAGATAACTTTTCACCACCAAAAACATTAAGCGTTTCAATGGTTGGAAACTTATTTTTAACCAGTGACTTGTAGTCTTCTGCCGTTACCGCTCTATCTTGTGTGGAGAAGACTCTTGGGGCATTGAATCTGATAGAATCAATAGATTCTCTTTCAGACCCCAAAGAAGATCTTGATACAGTCGAAACAGAAATGGTTGGATCTGTAGGGGAGAATGTTCTAGCATTGTTAGCTTCTTCGCCTAATGTTTCACGGTATCTAAGACGAATGATGTTTCCCGGAGTAAGTCTTTTCCCTGTCACATCATTACCAAACTCAATCTCGTATTTGCTATTACCAAAACCCTGAACAAAGAAAACATCTGATGTTGGAGTCAGGTTGAAAAGATTTTCTGCTCTCAAAAACGTTGAGTTGGCAAGATCAGAAGCACTGTTCTGGACGACAATTTCTAAACTATCAATATCTACGTTAGCTGATGACACAACAATTTTTGTATTAGAAGATGTCACGTCAAAAAATTCAGTGATAACCGTACCTTCATAGATGTTCACGTTATTTGCAATGAATGTTCCTGTTCCATCATTGACTGCTGTGATGTCTCTATCTGTAGAAAATATTAGTGTATTTCCTCCAACTTCTGATGTAAATGTTGTGAACTTGTTAATGGTTTTTGTTCCATCTGTAACAGATCCGGTAGTTGACAGGTTGACCACTGCTCTGGACGAGTTTCTGGATCTAGGAAGATAGTTCAGTTCCTTTGCATGAGAAACTACAGACTCTTTTAACTTTGCAGTGTCAAGAAAAGACTCTGTTCCAATTTGATTAAGATAGTAAGCGTTAATGTGGGTATTGTAAGTCAAAAGATCCATGATAATAGACATGTTAGATCCATCAAAGTTGTAATCTTTGTACTGACTTTGACCTTGCAAAAATTTTCTAAAATCATCTTTTAAGGAATCGAAATCCAGTTCAGACGTTGATAGATAGTTATCCGCCATTATCTTGCTCTTTCTAATACTACGTTTAGTGTGACTTCTTGTTGACTATTTATGGGAGTGAAAACAATCGAAACGTTTAAATCATAGCTATCTATTTGTTCAGCAGTGTTTGTGACATTTACTTCTAAAACTTCAATCCTTGGTTCAAAATTTGCAAGTTGAATTTCGATTTCTTCAGCAAGAGCAATTCTGATAAGATCACTATCAGGTTCAAAAAGAAGCGCTCTTACATTAGACCCAAACTCAGGCTTAAAAGGTCTCTCACCTTTGTTTGTGCTAATGATATTTCTTACTGATCTTTTAATTGATTCAAAGTTTTTGATAGACACAACATCATCACTGATTGGATTTTGTGTGAACTGTGTGTCCAAGTCTGAAAAATAAATATCTTTTACGACAGGTGATTGCATCATTTCCTCCTAACGAATCCAGCAATGCCTCTTTTTTTATTATTTACTGAAACCATAAGAGTTGGCCTCTCGTATTTCTTTAATGTATTGTCGATTAGAAATCTGTCGAATATCGAAAACTCGATAATATAATTAGCGCATAGATTAACGATCTCATTATTTTCATCTTTAGGAAAATTCATGACAACAGCATTTCCCTGTATCTGATCAGAAAAGAAAGAGTCCATATCAACACCACTTAGACTGTCCCTAAACAGCAAACCACTTTCGATATTTGGCCTTTTCCCTGCCATTTCATAAACTGGTTCCATAACTTCAAAACAAAGTCTTTGAAGATTGTCATATATTGTTTTAATACTAAAATGATGCCTTGGTGCCTCCTCAAAAACGTTTTCACTTCCTATGTAGGGGAGAATTTCACCTGCTGTTCCTTGTATTTGTTTCCGAATAAAATCACTATCACTAAAATTGCTAGAAAGCTGAAATGATTCTTCGTCAAAAGGATCTATTACATCTTCTGGATATTTTTCTATTTTGAATTTTTTAGGTATTGGTAAAAATTTATTTCTTTTAAAAATTTCTAGCTGATAAGAATCAAATTGTCGAATTGGTCCAAATGTTCTGCTTCCTACATCAATAATCATTCTGTTTGGCCTCCTGAAGTGCCACCAGAACTTGTGGCTGTAGAACTTGTGGCTGTAGAACCTGCTGGACCGGATACTGTTGTTCCTGTTGTAACTGGACCCTGAGTAGGCTGATTTGGACCCTGAATAGGCCGAACATCGAACTGATCAAATTCAAATAGATCCGGTTGATCATTTTGATCATTTTCTTCCTCAACTTTCTTCGAGTAATCAGGGTTGAATTCTATTTCAAACTCATTACTAAAGCCACCATTAACTATAAGGTTTCCGTCGATTCTCAAATCTCCCCGGATAATTACATCATCTGCTATAAGCTCAATACCTCTAGATGCACTCATAATAACTTTATTTGTTCTAACATCAAATAGATTCGAATCAAACACTTGACTTTGTTCACTATAATTTTTATAAGCGTAACTTTCTGACTTATGAAACCTCTTTGTTTTAGTGTTAAAATCTCCGCCAACTTCGATGCCATAATCTTTTGAAACTTCATCATGTCTATTGCCATCTACTTGAATTATTTCCACGTCACCATTTTCAAAAAATGTCAAACGAGTCTTATCATTGCCATGTTGAATGTTGATATATTCGTGACCGGGAGTTGTGTTAAACTCTACCTTGCTGCCGTTCAAATACTTAGTTGCTTTATTATAAAAATAAGTAATTTCTGGTTGTGGTGCAATTCTTGGTGGAATTGGTTCAAGTGCAATGTGATCATTGTCATAATTAATTTCTTTTGGCCCGTCTTTCCCCTCACCCCTTGGTGCTGGCAATGGACCGAATTCTTTAGTCATTGTTTAACACTCCTTTTCCATATTCCGAGAGATCAAAACCTAGATTCGTGATCTTATCATAGTTATTGTCAACAGACAGGTTGTCAAAAGAAGTCTGGTAAGAATTTTTTCCAAATGTCAGAATGATACTGTTCAACGTTTTTAACTGATTATACTGATACAACGATTGAGGTTTCTTTTCGTTATTCAAATTTACATTCTTACCAGAAATACACAAAACAATATTCAGATCACTTGTTTCGTCCGGATAAAAGTAAGATTCAGAACTCATCTCAAGATCAGTTAAAAGATTTCCACTTTCGTTTATATAAAAATGAAAAGATCCATTCAGTGATGAAGCTTCAAGATCTTTGATCGAATCAAGAAAACCTTTACCCTGATTATTGTAGTAGGAAAATGCACTAATGGTGAAAGATGTTTTTCCTGTATTTTCCATATTATACAAGATCTCGTTTTTTAGATGATGTGTATCTACAATCAGTCTGTTTTTTTTATAGTTATTGATACCTAAATCAAAATTAAATGCTAATGGCGTCATTCTGTTGAGCCTCCTCCATCACCGCCAACTGGTATTGAAATTATTCTATCTTCTACTGAAGCATCAGCACCACTAGTACCGCTTTGTGGAAACTGAACAACATTAAAAATATCTTCCCATTGCCGCATAGAACGTGGCGTAATTCCCGAAAGTGCGCCAATAACACACGGATGTTGCCTGTGTCGATCTAACCAAAAGCCTACAACAAAAGCACCCACCTCAAGTCCGGGCGTTCCGCCAATATCATATACTGTTGACAAAGTTGTTGGCATGAGTGGTGTTGCTAATGGCAGATCATCTAATTGCGCACCCTCATCATGATATCCAAGAATACGAATAGCAACACGAACTAGGTGATCAGCGCCTCTGACATCTTCAGCTTCGTAAACCTGTTCAACATAAGCTAAAAACCAGTTATACCTGTTACCGTAGTGGTCACTTTCGAAACCAGCAATGTCAAAAAAATCTCTCATGATTATCCTTCACCATCTTTTGCTAGTTCAAATTGAGAATAACATTCGCCGTTAGTGTTTACACTGTGTTTTGCAGCTATAACAAAATGAGGCGTACTGTACTCAGTATCGTGACCTCTTCCCGGATCGGCTGTATTGATTTTGTAATTCAAAAGAACAACATCACCCGCATGTACATTAAAACAACCGAATGCAGAAATAGTAATTCTTTTTGACAAAAATCCAGAGGCCGGAACCTTTTTTTTCAACCATGCATTTCTAACATTAGGGTACTTAAAATACGTGTCATCGCCATTGTGCGCTTCATATATTGCACGGGTTGCTCTTTGTCCAGAATGACTTTTAAGAGCTTCAACAACTTCTGGCATTTGCTTTGAACCCATAGCTGTATTTTGGACTTGATCCCTGTCAAATCTAGTAATTTTATTGACAAAATCAATTTCAATATACTCTCTAGATGCATAGCCTTGCTGAATGATATCATGAGCATTGAAAGCAGAGTCTTGGTGGAATTGAAGTATTCTACATTGATTGCCACCATTAACATAAATCTCATCGATATAATGAGCTTCTGGTGTAGATATGTTTTGCTCGGTCATATGGAATAAAAATTTTGGTCCTTGACCAGCTAATCTACTAACTTCGTCCAACTGGAATCTAGGACTAGACCCTATAAATTTTTGATAATAGACAAAAAGATTAGACCCTGAACCAGAAGCTCTTTCAAGCAAAAAGGAAATTGCCTGAAGTGGAGTTTGATTCACAATATCTATATTTACCGCTGGATATGAAGAAACATTTACATCCAACTGTCCCTTAAGATATTTGTCATTAATATATTCAATTATATTTACGCAAGTCTCTCTGGTGTGTTTAAATTTCCACTCTGTGACTTTTTGTGCAGCGTTGTTAAGATGTTCTGCAGTCATACCAACAAATTCGATACCGTAGGCTCTTCTACCATTTGTAGTGTATGTTCTCATACTGTTAATATGAAATTTTCCTGTAAGTTTTCTACCGCCACCATCTGTCATAGAAGCAACTATAGAATAATCACCGTTAATATTGTTATTATGTTTAAATCCATATTCATCCATCATTGTCAAACTCATCGAAATAAAAGGATGTTCTATGGAAGAATAAACACTAAAAGCAGTAAGGCCCGGTGTTAAGTCGTCCACCTTACCGCCCAAAGTACGATGAAGTTCCATTACTGGTTTAGCTTTACCTTTGGCTGGTTCTAAAGCCTCTATGCTAGCCATTAAACAACAACTCCATTTCACGTTTTATCTGATCGGTAAAGGAAGGGTCTATTAACTTAATATTTCTCAAATTATCGTTCCTTTCTTCTTCATATTCAAATGCTGTAACAGGCTCCCATCCAGTTCTTTCAACACTAATCGTAGCATCTACGAAATCAGAATTTGCATATCTAGAATAGGTGGCTTGATTGATTGTAAACCCGTACTTAGGATTTTTGTAGTGCAAAATTTGTTCTTTGGCTGCTGGGACAGAGCCATACTTTTGAGTGTAATATTCCGTCATTTGCTTATATGATTTGGGCCACTCGTTGTGAACGTCAACAATATCATTCGAAAATAAAACTAACCAAGAATAAAATACACTATCATAAAACGTATAAGCAATTTCTTCTGGAGTCTCACCGTCCTCAACGGTGTAATTAAAGAAGGCAATAGGATTTGCAAAGGCATCCTTAACAATCTTCGAAGATACCATTAGATTTCTTGCCAACTTTCCATCATATTCTATGATCGGTAGATTTTTAAAAAGACCTTTTGGCATTATGCAAATCCACTTGGTGCCGCAGCGAAATCACTTCTTGTCTTACTGGTAACTTCAGTAATAGATAGAGATAATGCTATGGAAGTTGGAGCGCCCGATTTAAAGAAGAAAGGAGCGCCTGATGCTGAATAGTCTACAGTAATGTCAGTTATAACACTTTCAAAAACAGGAAATATAATCAATCCATTTGGAGATCTTATATCAAATCTCGATAAACGAGCAGGATATCTGACAATATTGAGAATAGGATCGACAAGATCTGGGTGAGCAGCTTCTTTTAAAATCTGAATGATTTGAAATATAGCTTTAGAGCCAGATTCAGAATCGGCATACAACTTCCATCTAAAATTAAAAGATCTTGGCATAACACCGGAAAACTGTTGAACCATGCTGTTGTTGAACGCCGTATCAAAGTTTCCCACCCCTGCCATGTTTCCGAGAGCGCCAAGAAAGTTAGCAACGTTTCCCTTTTTCTCATAAAAACTTTTCATATCAGCAAAAGTTTCTTTCATTTGAGTGATCATAGAGTTATTTGGACTTCCCGTTTCAGCAACGTTTCTCAATGAAGTTGCAACAGCATTCATCATTGCATCTTGAATAGCCATGCCCTGACCTTTGTGTTTACTCTCATAACTGATGTTCATGTTTTCTTGCAAATTATCGGGAGTTGGCAATCCTATTGTTCCGCCCGATGCACTAACACCTGCGGATCCACCGCCACCTCCAGCGCCTCCTCCACCAAAACCTGTTCCTCTAAGAGACGGACTATCTATTCTGCTTAAACCCGTGGAAAAATTCTGGCTAACACCCTGCTGGAATGCTGCTGCACCTTCCTGTCTATTTGCTGAAAAAGCAGTTTGACTACTTATATTTTGAAGTTTTTTCAAAAATTCTTCAGTTGTAAAGCCAATATCATCCTTATCTGGTGAATAATGTTCCCTAACACAAATGACAGAATCACCATTTATTCTACCTTCATCAAATCTTTCAACGGCACCTCTTGCATCAATAACATTTGTCGTCTTTCTTCGATTTCTGTTTGCCAGTTTATTTCTATAAGCCTGAGAAGATTTTTTCTTTTTGATGCCAGTTCCACCAATACCAAAGTTTCCGCCATTTTGCTTAACAAGATGTTGATGGTTTTGCCTTATTGACCTTTCATAGTTAGACATCCCAAGTCCTTGTCTTGACTTAGCGCTTATTTGTGGAAGTGATGCAAAATCTACCATTTTAAATCCTACTAAATATTAATATGGCTGCTAAAAAAGGTTACTTTAAACCAAAAAACTACAAAAAATATAAAGGTGATCCAACTAACATTATTTATAGGAGTAGTTGGGAAAAAATGTTTATGGGCTATCTTGATAGCAACCCAAACGTTATCGAATGGTCATCAGAAGAATTTTTCATACCTTACAGAAGTCCTGTTGATGGGAAGACAAGAAGATATTTTCCTGATTTCTACGTCAAGAAAAAGAACAAGCAAGGTGGTGTTGATGTTTTGGTAATAGAAATAAAACCAAAGTACCAAACCGAAAAGCCAGAAAAAGTCAAAAAAGTAACTAGACAATATGTAAATAAAGTTAAGACATATGCCATTAACGAATCCAAATGGAAGGCTGCTGAAAGCTTCTGTAAGGATAGAAAATGGCAGTTCCAAATCTTAACGGAAAATGAACTAGGACTTTAAATGGCTATAACACTAAATTCCTTCAAGGAAACAGTAGAAAAGGTTGTAGGTAAACGACCTAAAGACGTTTTTCATTCTATTCTTCAAGAAGGTCTAGAACAAGAGATTGTTCCAGCAAGAACAAAAAGAGCCAGAGAATACTATCGTGGATTTGGTGCAATGGCTTTAGAAAGTTCTAAAGAAACAATTTTAAAAAATAGAGATAGAGTAGCCAAACTTCCTACTATCGGAAAAATGTATTTTTTTCAGTACTATCCCAAGATGATAAAGGAACTACCTTATCATGATAGACTACCGATGATATTTCCTATTGACACCATAAATAATGGAATAATGGGCATCAACCTACACTATTTGCCTCTTCAACCGAGAGCAGCTTTGATGGATGCACTTTATACTTTGTCAAGCGACAATACATATGATGATAAAACGAGATTGAGAATAAGCTATCAGATTCTGAAGGTTGCTTCGAAATTTAGTATGTTTAAGCCTTGTGTTAAAAAATACTTATTCAATCAACTTCAGTCTCCTCTTTATGAGGTTAGATCATACGAATGGGATATTGCTTTATTCTTACCTGTTGAAATGTTCGCCATTGGGACAGGAGCGCCTAGTTCAGGTGTTGCTGGAATTGCACAAAAAGATTCACTCGATAGGATTTAAAATGGGCTTTAGTATAGAACAGTTTAAAGGAAGATTTAAGAACGACTTTGCAAAGGCAGCTTTGTTTGAAGTCTTCTTCTCAAGCTTTCCTGAATTGAGGTTTCAAGCCTCTTCTGGAACTTTACCCGGCTCTAGTGTAGTTACCGATACTTTTAGTAACGGACCCTACAGACCTTTGGAAAAAGCAGTTTCAAGATCATATGGTGGAGCAGGATACAGTTTTCTTTTGGACAATGAAGGAAGATGTTTATCCGCTCTCAACCAAATGCTTGATTCTATTGTAGATCCTAACGGATTTGTAGGACAGGGATCTGGCACAGCCGTTTCTATAACACACTACAATCAACAAGGCAGACCCATCACAATCTATACCCTGAACCAAGCATACATCGCTTCTGTCTCAGACGTATCACTTGATTGGGGCAATGGAGACGCTATTGCTACAGTATCGTGTGTGATTAAATACAGATCTTACTCGATGAGTGCATTTGGTGGAGGAAGTTTCCCATCAGCATCATTCGGAGAACCCGGTTACGTTAATAAGATTCCGATGCCAGATGTAGTTCCTCCTATTACCGAAAGACCTAAAACAAGACCTCCAATTGGAACCGTTAGTACTGGACCACAGATTGATTAAAGGATGAAAAATGTTACCACAAATTCAGACTGCTGTTTTTAAGACCAAAATCCCATCTTTAAACAGAGAAATATTAATGAGACCATTTTTGGTCAAAGAAGAAAAAATTCTTTTGATGGCAAAACAGTCTGGCGAAAAAGATCAAATCTTTCTTGCTATCAAACAGGTAATTCAAAATTGTGTTGTCGATGATTCTTTGGATATTAGTAGACTTCCTTACTACGATATCGAATACCTTTTTATCCAACTAAGAATCAACTCTGTTGGAGAATTCATCGAGATCGAAATTACAGATCCTGATACTGGTGAAAGGTGTCCTGCAACCGTAAATCTAGAGGACGTAAATATTATTTCGGGTGATGTTGTAGATAGAGTTATTATCAATGACCACACAGCCTTGATTATGAAGTACCCGACTCTGGATGAAATTTCTAGGGTAACATCTGATAATGACGTTCAAGCATTTTTTGATACACTGAAATACTGCATCAAATCAGTATTCCACGAAGATCAAACATACGAATTTTACTCTTACAGTGATCATGAAAAGGAAGAGTTTGTTGATTCTCTTACCGTGAAAAACATTGAAGAGTGTAAGGATTGGATTGCCGCAATGCCTTCTGTCGAAGTTGAAGCAAAGTGGAAAGAAGGCAAAAAGAATAAATCTATGAAGTTGAAAGGGATCAACAATTTTTTTTAATACTGCTGGCTCATAACAACCTTAAAAATTACTACAAGCTAATTTTTAATATGGCCCAGCATCATGGATACAATATTTCTGATTTAGAAAATATGATTCCATTCGAAATGGAGTTATACTCTTCTATGCTAATTGACTATTTGGAGAAAAAGAAAAACGAACAGGAAATGGCTAGAGGCTAATGGCAGACACTTTAAATGGACACATACGAAACGATATTCCAAAAAATGCAACAAAGGCATCTATTCGTTATAAAAATCCGGGTGCTGCTTACCCCGACATGTACTCCAAGATGTTTGGAGCAACTGAGTATGGAATAATTGGTGGAGATCATCCAATAGCCAAATTCGATACCTTTGAACAAGGTATCGCCGCAAACATCTATAAATTTTTTCACAGTAAACATTTCGTAAATAAAACCTTTAAAGAAGCATTTACAACTTGGTCTGATAAACCAAAAAATGCTCCAAGATATTATGAAGGCGTCAAAGGGATAACTGACACAACTGTCGTAGATCCAAGCATGATAAGAGACAAAGAATTAGTTTCTTCCCTTTGGTCACAAGTTTTAAAAGTAGAAACTGGTGATGAGCAAGGATATCCAGAAGTTCAAAGTGCATTTGAGCAAGGATACAAATTAGCAATGGATAAGGTTGAAGGAAATCCTTTAGAGTTTCCCGAAAAACCTTCTAACGAATCTTCTGAAGAGCAATATCCTACACTGAGTGAGAAATCTGAAGCAGTAAAGGAGGTTGTGGCCGGGGAATTTGTAAACCTCGCTGCAAATATGTTTCCCGATAGGACTGTTGCTGCTATCACTAATTCTCTTCCTGCAAATATTGCAAGTTTACCATCGGCTTCTAAAATTTCAAGAGAAATTCTGGAGTCAATACAATCCGGTGAAGGCGTTAAGTCATTTACTTCGGCTGTTGAAAAGATTGCTTCGGCGGAAACGCCTGTAGGCCGACTGACAGCTATTGGTGATATTGCAACAGAATATGAAGCAGACATCAAAGCACTTTACCCTGACTTAGCAAGTATAGATTTCAAATCTGCTATTCCTGCCATCGTTGATATCGAAAATAAAACGGCAAGAGATAGAATTTTTTCTGTAGTAGAAATTGCAAATGATACTATTTTAGATAAACCTTTAAGTGACATTATTAAAAATATACCAAACGAAACTGTTAGAACAACAATAGAAAGTTATATTCAAGAAGACGTTAAAAATATGTCTATAAAGGATCTTATAAAAGATCCTAGTAAAATACCTCAAATTCCTGATTTTATTGACAAGGTACTTCCTGAAGGTTACAAAATAGGAAAAATAGATAATTATATAAAAGAACTTTTATCATCTGAAAATCCTCAAAAGCAACAAGAAGCAATAAAGGGTCTGAAGGAAACAGCTTTAGGTGGTTTAATTGAAGAATATGGCATAGAGACTGCTTTAACTGGATCTTTAGAAGATATAGTAAAATCACCTTTAACGACAAAACTGTTGGGTGAGGAATATTCGGGTTTGGCATCAACAGTTATGACAGGTGAAAAATCTGACGTGAAAAAAGCCTTGACGGATATAGGAGCATCAAAGCTTGCTGAATTTACACCATTAGAAGAAGACACATCAAAAACACTCATTGCTGGTGGCTCAGAAGAAGAAAACAAAAAGCTGAGACGGGAAGTTGGTGGAATTGCATTAGACAGTTTCATCGAATCTAACCCAACACTTAAGGGAATTATAAACTGGTTCTCAGAAAATAAAGAAATCGTAACCCTTCTCGGAACAGCAGGTGCCTTTGCTGGATTAACATCATTAGTTGGCGGTGGAACTTTAGGAGGTTTTGCAACTGGCTTTGCAGGTATCACCGGAGCAAAAATGCTTTTAGGTGAAGAAGGTTTCAATGAATTTTCCGGAATGTTGAAAAAAGCTGCCTCCCCAGTCTTCGATATAGCTAGTAACCTTTTAGTTGAAACTGGCCTAAGTGAAGTTCCTCTTGTCGGTTCATTCTTGTCAGGAGCTTTAGACGTTGGTAGAGAAAATCCTTTAGCTGGTATTGCTGCTGTCGGTGGTAATTTTGGAACTGCTGCAGGTATTTTAGCAGCATCAAATATAGGGGAAATTAGTGATAAAACATCTTCTATTATAGAATCAATGTCAAAACAATTATTCCAAGATACACAAATTCAGCCCGATCTTGCTGCTTCTGGCGGGGACGGTAAACTTATGGACGAACAAATGACAAGACCAACAAGCCCTACTGGTGTTAATTCAAGCTTGTCAGGAAGTCCCGGTGTTTCGTCACAAGCTGGGATGTTTCATGGTCTGTCACATCCAAATTATCAAGATTTTGGAAGAACTGGAATGGGTTCAGCGGCAGGAATATAATTACAAAAAAGGGGGCCGAAGCCCCCTTTTATTTTAGTCATCATCCATCAAGGATTTAAAGACTGAAAGATCATCGTCGTCATCATCGACCGATGCCTTTGACTCAACATCAAACGGAATATCGTCATCAAGAAATTCTGCCGATGAAGTCTGCTTAACTGGCTCTGGTTTTGGTTGTGGCTTTGGTGTTGCAACACTAGGACCATCAAGACCAAGAACCTTGTTGAGCTTTTCTTTGAGTTCATCGTAAGACTTAAACTTATCAGGTGATACGATTTCAGCCAAAGAATGCTGTTGCATGTAGATTTCTTCTAACTTGTCATCATCATCAAAAAGTGCAGATGGAGAGTCAAAAGTGGAATCATCATAATTCCAGTAGGTTCTACCATCACCCTTTACGGTGCTAATTCTCATACGGAAATTGGCACCTTCCCACATATCAAAAACATTAACCTTTTCTTCGTCATCATAGACAGGCTTAAGTTTCTTAGCAATCATGTCATGGATCTTTTTACCATACTTGAAGAGGAAAACCTTCCCCTCATTTGCTGGATTAGCAGGATCCTTGACCACGTAGATATTTGAATAGTAGTTCAAATTTCTTTTTTGGTCTCTTGCTTGTTTTCTGTTGGGATGGTTATCACTATCAGTAGAATTCCAAAGCATAGAATTATATTCTGAGCAAGGATCTGGTGTTCCTCTCCCCAAAGTTGTCAGGGAGTTTTCCACGTAGTAACCACCCGGACCCCGGAAAAAGTGACTGTACAGATGAACAACAGGAGAATCTTCCCCACTCGGTTCTGGAAGAAACCGAATGATGAATTGTCCGTTACCATCTTTTCCAACTGAAGGTTTCCAGTATTTCTCTTGATCTTCAGAGTAACCACCTTCATTTGCAGATTCCATCTTTTTGAGGAGGTTTTCCATACTGGATTTACGTTTTGATTTGAGTTCTTGTAAGCTCATTATCTTTCCTTTTAGTGTCTTGTAGTGTCTTGTAGTGTCTTGTAGTTTTATTGTCCACTGTAAATTTCATAGATATAGTTTTTGTATATTTCAGTACGAATGTTGATGAAGGGTCTATACTTCATCAACTTCATATTTATCTCATCCCAAAGAGGGTCTTTAAGATGAGTACCCCAATATTTACAGCCATCAATGAGTTTATCGACAACTGAAAGTGTGTCAAGGGATATCTTGCCAGAGAAATAATCTGAAATTATTTCTGGGTAGCCTTCTTTGACGATGATCGCTTGGTCGAAGTTTTCGTACTGCTTGATTTCTTCTTTGAAGCTGTAGTCGAAGCTTTGCTGGTACTTTTGCCACCTTTTGTGGATTTTTTCACCTCGTTCAGAGAGGATGTCCGTGACGTAAAAATCAGGGTCATCTGACAGTACAGATACAAGCAGAGTTTGTACATTTGGTCTAGAGGCCATTTTAGTAAAGAGATAGTAGTCTTTACGATTTTTGAAAGTGTCTTCATTTGCATTTACCTTTCCGTTATATTTAAAAAAATCATAAGTCTCCGTTTTGAAGTGCTGTTTAAGGGCTAAGTAGAGCTTATAACATTTGAATGGTGTCACAGTATCGCCGTATTTGCATCCTTCTGGAGAAGATTATATTTTCGACTCTCAAGTTCCAGTTTAATCTTTAAAACCGGATTCTTCTTAATCATCTTATATATAATTTCTTCTTCCAAGTTTTCACGTTTCATAATCTCCATTATAGCTTCCATGTAGGTTATGTCCGAGTCAAGTACCATATTCTCAACTGCAAGTCCAAAATTTCTGTATGTTTCTATAGCATTTTTCATATATTAATTCAATTGAGACCTAATTCCATTCTTGCCTCAAGATACTCCCTTACAATTCCACTTCTTACGACATCGTTTATTCCCATCTCTACGTGTGTGAATGATGGCATTAGGCGAATTATCTTGAAGAGGTTGGTTATTCCACTTTCCTCAAGACCCTTAGTGACAAAATCAGACTGCCTGAAATCACCGCAGAATATGATTCTAGAACCTTGTCCCATACGGGTAATCACTGTTGAAATTTCGTGATCATTCAAGTTCTGAACTTCGTCAACAATCACAACATGATTGTCCCACGTTACGCCTCTGAGAAAAGATGTTGGCGTAAAGTCAATCATCTTCCTCATCTTAAGCTGCGTGTACGCATCATCCCTGTCGAACAATTTAGAACATATTTCATAGTATGGTTCCTCATAAGCCCTCATCTTGTCTTTTGCTGAACCGGGCATAAATCCCAACTCTCTAGCAGAGACAGCACTTCTGATAACCAGAACCTTTTCAATATTCGAATCCGACAGAAGATCTTTGAGTGCAAGGTAAAGGCTGATATATGTCTTACCCGTACCCGGAAGCCCATGAATGAAAATATGTTTCTTTTGAAAATACTGACTGAAGATCTTCTTCTGATTATCAGTCTTTGGCCTTACATTTTCTAGAACTAACGATTTTTCAAATGATTGTCTTTTTTGTTCTTTAATATGATTGGCGTTTTTTTGTCTTATTTTTCTAGCCATTCAATTCCCTAAAATGTATTTACTGTGCTACCTTTATGTGCCTTCTTAGTCTCTCTAAGAAGATCTCTAAAATTGTCATCCGGTTTAATTCTCCCCATTCTGTGAGGATCAGCAAATCCGGGTGTAGCTAAACAAAGCTGAAGATTTTTATTTTCTTCTAGATAACTATCTCTTTCTACAAGAGACATAATTTTAGTTACCGTTTCACCAGTTTCTTTGTCTTTAAATGTATAAGATGGCATCAGTTCCATTCATCCCTGTAATCATCCCGGTAAGGATCGTTCTTTTTTCTGTTCAGATTTTTTTGTCTCTTATACTTTTGATAATTGATATCTTCAAATTCATCATAATATTCTTCAGTTACGAAATCTGACTTTTTACTAGACCGTCTTTTCATTTGAATAAATCCGGGAAGGCTCTTTCTGTTAATTTTTGGGTTACATTTTTAACGGGAATTTCTTTGTCTTTCATTCCAATTAAAA